ACCGTCAGACAACAAACGGGGTAACGTCATCTGCCCGTTCGTGAACGACATTGAGTTTTGGTAGCGAGCCTCTGCCCCAAGGTTCGTGCGCGCCGTAGCCACGTTCGCCAGCCCTGACAGGTTCTCGCTCTTGAGCATGTCGCCCGAGCCGCCGAGCGCCACCGCCAGCGACACAGCAGCACCGCCGACCGTCACGGCGAGCGTGGCGCTCGAGCTTGTCGAAACGCCAGCAGTGCCGACCGGGTAAATGGTGATCTTTCGGGCGACCAGCTGGAACGGGCCCGAGCCGTTCACCAGCGCGGCTAGCGACCACGTGAACACGCGTGGGCGCGTCGTGTCACTGTTGAGTGCCGCGGTGTTCGCAGCCGAGAATGCCGCCGTGGTGACCGCGCCCGCTTGCGAAACGGTCGGCGCAACGCCAGTCACTAGCGCGCCCTGAGCGTCGCGCAGCGTCACCACGGGCGCGGTGATCGTTGCGCCCGTCGCCGTGACCGACAAGCTAAACGGGTCGCCGGCGACGGCCTCTAGGTCAAGCTGCGCGGGCAGTTGGCTAACGGTCGCCATCAGTCACTCAGCCGGGCGGTTCGGGACCACGTAGACGGCGAGCGCGCCAACAGCAGCAACGGCGATGACTAGCGCGTCATTGAGCGTCAGCGAGCCGTCAGCGGTCACGGTCACGGCCGTTGCGAGCGCGGCAGACAGTGCGGCAATGAATTTGGCGTAGGTGCTCATACGGCCCTCTTTCGGTTTCGGGTTTCGGGCTTGATGCGTGCGGGCTTCACGGGCTCGGGCGCAACATCGGGCACGCCCTCGAGCCGGCGCAAGCGGTCGCCGTGGGAGCGCAGTTCTGCGCCCTGTTCGCGCTGGTCTGCGCGTACCTCTTTCACGTCTGCGGCCACCTCGCGCACGAGCTCGAACGTTGCCGCGTGTTCGGCGTGGTTCTCTGCGTGCGCCCGTTTCTGTTGCACGTAGAGCGCCGCAAGCGTGCCGATGAGAGCGATTAGAGCCGCGATGACGCCGGCGTCATGTTCGCTCAGTAGGCCGGTCACGCGGGCACCAGATCGGCCATTGAGAGCCCGGACTGAGCGACGCAACCGCGCAGCATTTGGTCATGCGTGTCAACGATGACGGGCACGCCGCGCGCAACGTATGACGCCATAACAGCGCCGCTCACGTTGATGGCCGGGCCACCGCCGATGAGAAACACGTTCTGATATCTGGCATCACGGTAGAGCGTGGGCATTTCGTCGGCCTCCGGTTGTGTTGGTTCTGCGCCCGGCGAGAACACGCCGGCCGTGATCTGTGCGCGCAGCCCGATACCGGGGCACGCGGTCGCTGCGCCGGGCAACTGCCCGTGCCCGATGATCTTGAGCGTTCGCCCGGCGAGCCGTTCGGCCGCGGCGATGAGCCGCCGAACCTCAGCGACGGCGAGAGAGCTAGCGGCATCGTTGCCGTCCACCAGCACCAGCACGGCCCACGTGTGCCCGTTGTGCCCTTTGTTCGCGGCGCACTGAATATCAAGCCCGCGCAGTTCCCACGAACCGCCGAGCCAGTCAATCGCGGCGTTGTATCCGACCGAGTAGCCGCGGCTCTGCACGTAGCTGCGTTGCATGGCGCGTAGGTAGTCATCGAGCCGGTCAGCGTTCTCGCCGGGGTCGCCGTCGATTAGGTCATCCGCGCCCGTGTAGTGAATGACCACCGTGTCGATTGCGTGCCACGCAATAGACGGCCCGGTGATCGGCGGCGCGGGTGCCACCCACGTTGCGCGCGAATGCGTGAACGTCACGCGCCGAAATCCTCAACGGAAACATACGTCGGGAACCCGGTTGCCTGAAAGACCACGGCAGTTGCGACCGATGATGATGCTCGGAGCTTGACCGTTTGCGCGCCGGCCGTAAACGTGGAAATGAAGCTAATGGGAATCATGTAGTCCGCGCCGGCCGTCATCGTCAGAACGCCGACGTTTGCAACGACGACATTTGCAGAATTGGTCACGGCCATCACGCACGTACTCGCAACGGTGCATGAGGCTCGGGAAACCATCATGGTTACCCGGTAGAACCGGCCGGCCACTGCCGTAAACGTTGCTGTCGGGCCAACGTCGCCTAGCGCGCTCGAGACGCCCGAGTTTGTCGCCGTCGTGTTCTGATTGACACTCAGCAGCCCGCGCGGGAGTAGGTTGGTGTTCGCTGCGTAGAGCCGGTCCCCGGCAACATTGAGCCCCATAGGCATAAGCGTTAGCCTCCTAGTAGATGAGCACGCCGGGACCGTCGAGCACGCCTAGCACGGCGTCATCAAGGGTGAACGGCGAACGTGACGTAACCTCAGAGAGCCCCACGGTCATTGTGTGCCGATACGGGCCTATGGCGTGTTCGATGCTCTCCACGATGCAGTAGCGGTCAATCGCTGCGCCGACGCCTAGCGGCGTCCACGTGAAGCGGACGATTTGCGCCAGATCAAGCGCCACCATTGCCGACCGGAGCGCAGCAGTTGGCAACGTTGTTACGTTGACCGTGACGGCCTCGATGCGCTGTTCCGGCTGCGCGAACAAGCCGAGTAGGTAGTTAGCCAAGGCGAGCGCGTCGGCATCAGTGTTGAGCAGTACGCCGGAAACCGAGAGCGTGCGAATGTCGTACACGTTGATACTTGCGGGGTTGTCCACGGTCTGAGCCACGCCGCCGGCGCGCTGCACGGTTACCCGGTTGTAGAGCGACCGGGCCGCGTCGGAACGGCGCACGGCCTCGAAATCGACGCCTGAGCCGTCATCCGCGAACGTGACCACTGCGTCTGTACTGGCAACGCTTGCACGGTCCTTGAACGTCAGCACGCCATCACGGGCAGCGAACACGCGCCCGCTATCGCTCCCGGCGACCAGTTGCAGATAGCCGAGCGCGTTTGTGTCCTGACTCACGGCGTCGGCTTGCAACGTGCTACCGCCGGCGTCAATCGCCCGGTTCGCACCGAATGCGATTTCGGGACGGTCAAGCACTGCGCCGACGCGTGCGCCGGCCAACTGCGCCGTTGCCGTGTGCGCGTTGAGCACGCGCCGACCGAGCGCCGCTAGCGAATCCTCCACGGCAAGCGTGACCGATGCGCCGGCGTTCGCGCGGTAGTCGTTCTGCCAGTTCGACGCGCGCCCGTCAAAGATGGTGATTCCGTCAACAGCAACCGTGATGCGCTTACCGGGCGCAATGTTCCCGGCGTATGGGCTCGCTGCGTTGAGACTGTCGAACGTGCGCGCCTGGTCATCGAGCGTCAGCGTTGCCGTGCCGGCCGGGATGGCCTCGAGCACGCCCGAGCGACCACGCCGAACGTTGACGGTCTGCACGAAATCGCTGATATCGGTAGGCAGGTCACCGCCGAGCACGTAGGTGCTATCAAGCACGCCGCGTACCGGGTCATCAAGGATGATGCCGTTATCTGAATTGAGCAGCGTAAATGCCGCCGTGACGGTAACGCTCGGCAACGGCATCAGTTGCGCCAGGCTGCGCCGTTACTGCGCTCGAATTCCTGCACGGCTAGCACGGTCTGGCGGCCAACGTCGGCAAGATTCGCCGTTGGCGGCACGTTGACCGTGATTGAGTACGTGCGCCCCGAGCTCGAGCCACCAGCGCCGACCGCGGCAAGCTGCGCCGGCGTCAGCACGGTTTCACCCTTGCGGAGCACTGCGGCAACCTCATTGGCTCCCATGCCGGCGAACGACTGCCCCCCGACCACGCCGCCCGCGTGAAACGTCGGAATGTGCTTTAAGTCGGGCGGGTCGATTGTGTACGACGTGCCGAACGGGCCAGGAATCTTGAACTCTAGAAACCCGTTGATCTTGTCGATTACGTTCGTGTTCACGAACCGGATAATGGCGTTAGCAAAGCCCTTAGCCGCGTCGGTTGCCTTGCTCAGCAACGACGTAAAGCCCGACGCGATGCCGTCAACGATGGCGCTCGCGATGTTGCCGCCGGCCGTGGCGAACGATGAGACAAGCGCGCTCAGCTTTGCGGGTAGACCTTTGACGTACTCAACGATTGCGTCCACTGCGCCACTGACAACAGATTTGATCGCATCCCAACCGAGCCGTAGCGCAGCGCGGAGCCCGTCTAGCGCCAGTGCCGCAACGTTCTTGATCTGCTCCCACGCCGCCGAAATGGTGCGCTTGATGCCTTCCCACGCGCCCGACCAATCGCCGCTAATGAGGCTGACGACGGTCTGAATAATCCCGCGTACAACGTTGATGGCGTTTTCTACGGTTGCCTTCATGGCCGGCCACACGCGGTCCACCACGGCCATGATTTCGTCGCCCCACGCGGCCCATTTCTCTTGTACGAACGTCACGAATGACGCGATGCCGTCGCGAACCGTGTTGATCGCAACCATGATGGCATCTCGAATAGCGGGCCAATTCACGTCTACCCACGCCTTGACCGCGGCCATTGCGCCGGGGAGCTTGTCGCCTATCCATGTCATTGCGTTAGAAATGACCGGAATCAGCGCTTCCATCACGGGGATGAACGCCGCGCCTACCGTTTCCTTTAGCTCCGCAAATTGAATTTTCGCGCGCTCCATGCGGCCCTGAGCCGTGTTGGCGAATTCGTCGCTCATGCCCGCGGTTGCGTTGCGGACCAGCTCTAGGGCTTCCTCAGTGCTTCCGGCGTTCTTGATGAGCGCGCCGTACTCGGGCATCATCTTTGCGAGCGCGGTTGTCTGCCCGTTGTGCGCCTTTGTCACGGCGTCTAGTGCGTTCTCGAGCGGAACGCCTGCCTTGCGGGCAATGTCCATAGCTAGCGCAACGTCAGCGTTCGCCGTGGCAACGTCCTTGCTCTGTGCGTAGGCCTGCGCGTAGCTCGAGCGTAGGTCAGTGTCGGTAAAGCCCTTGAGCTTCATTCCGGCGTCAATCTGCTTGTTGAACGCCTCTACCACTGCGTCAGTGCCGCCAGCTAGCTTCAACTGCTTTTCCATGAGCGACTGTTCTGCCGCATCGGCCGCGGCGTCATTCGCCCAACTGGAGAGCACCACGCCTGCGCCGACCGCGGCCGCGCCGATGCCGAGAAACGCAACGCCGGCCGTCTTGGCAACGCCGCCGATCTTCGACCCGAAACCCTCGGCCGAACCTTCAGCCTCGCTGAATGCCTTAGAAACGCCTTTGGCGTCGCCCAGGATTTCAATAGAGAGCTTCCGAACGCCGGCCATCGTCCCTAGCCTCTCCCGCGCTGAGCGCGCGCCTCTTGTCGCCTTACCTCGCGCTGGTAATCGGCCATCTGCGTCACGTACTGGGCAAGCTCGTCGGCGGTCAGCCGGTCAACGTCCCACGGGAACAGCCCATAGAACCGGGTTAGGGCGGGCCACTGCTTGAGCAGCGCCCGCCGAATCAAGAAGGGTCGGCCTCGTCGCGGTCGCCGGGCTCAAGCTGCGTGGCGTCGGCTAGGTCGGCAATGGTGATGGATTCGCACACGTCGTCAAACGTCAGCGTCGGGTCATCACGGCGCATCACTACCCAGATCGCCGCGCAAAGCGCGTCTAGGTCGTCATGCTCGGCCACGGTCGCCAGTGCGGCGCGCATGGCCTGCCGCTCTCGCATCGTCATCGTGCGTTGGTCGATGACCACCTCTTGCCCGGCAACGCGGATGACCGCTACCGGAATGTCGGCCGGCGTTACGCCGCTGCGCTCTCGTCCCCTACTTGCCATTTGCTGAGTCTCCCTACTCGTCTGGAAATGCTTTCTTCGTGATCTGCTCGAGCCAATCGCCGTAGATGTTGACGATGGGCTCCGTTAGGTCACGAATGGCCGGGTACAGGAAATAGCCGGCGTCCGATTGGTTGCCGCGCCATTCTTGAAACTGCCGCCATCCAACGCGGTTATGGCTCTGCATGGTCTTACCGGCGATAATCCGGCTCTTTCCACGGTCTGAGCCGAATTCAGCGCCACCGAAGAACGGCGTTTTAGCGCCGCCTCCGGTCAACTGTGCGCGTTGCGCCTGCCGGGCAGACTTGAGCGATTCGGCCGCTCGAATCTCCATGCGTGAACTAGCGCGGTCGAGAGCTTCACGGCGCACCAGTTCGGCAACCTCGAAGTTGGCGTCTTTCAGTTCGTCAAGGATGGTCGGCTCATCAAGCCGCTTTAGTTCCTTGCGAAGTTCGCCCAGCCCGGCAACCTTGACCGTGTTAGCGCCGAGCCGGCCGCGTGACGGTTGGCCGGCCACGGTTACGGCGTCGCGTCAGTGGTGCGGTAGGCGATGGAAACCGGGCTGTTCGTGCCGTCGAACGTGGCAACGCCGCTCATCTCCTGCATCAGCGCCTCCGGCCCGGAGATGTTGAAATCGACGGCATCGAACCGGGCCGCGGGAATGGTGACGGTCAAGCGCGGCAGTGTCGTGCCGCCGTGCGCTACCGGGCCGTCGAACGTCGCGACGATGCTTGCAAGCGTGCTTGCGCGGGCTGCGTCGCGGAAACGGTCGTACTGCGTGAGAGCCGAGAAATCCGCAGTGCAAGACCATTCGTATGACCTCATGCCGTTTTCTACGGGCTCTTTCTTGAGCGAGCTAGAGCGCAGAAACCGGCGCTCGACGTCTAGCGCGTTGTCACACGAAACCTGAAAGTTCTTGACCTCAACGGCCACGCTGGCAATGGTCAGCGATGCGCCCGTGAACGAGAACACGCGATAGTCAGTCGGATAGCTCGCGGTCGCGAGCGCCGTTGACGTGTCCTCGTCCTCAGCGTCAATGGAGAGCGTGGCGACTAGCACGCCGTCAACGTCCGCGGCAAGCTCCCACCCGGTCACCTTGCAACCGTGGTACGTGAAAGCCTGGTTAGTGCCGGCCGGGTTGAATGGCCGGTTTACCTGCATCGTGAAGAAATCGCCGGCAAGGCTGCCCTCGGTGCCCGTGTGCGTCGTGTTGGCGTCCACCACGGCCGAGCTTGCGACCGTGCCGAGCATGTGCTTGAGGAAGAACCCAAAGCCCTTGGTTGGCACGTCGAGCACCACGTCCCCGGCTGCGCCGATGCGGTACGGCTCGAAACGGTCGGCACGCATCGTGCGCGTGCCAGAGCGGAGCCCGGCCGACTCCACGCGACTCTGTGCGAGCTTCACGGTTTCGCTGTTGAACTCGAAAAAGCGAGTGACAGTTACCGGCGTGCCGTACGTGGATTCGTCCACTACGCCAAGCTGCGTGTTCATCGTTGTCACGACGGGTCACCTTTCTTAGCGGCCTTGACGGCCTCGAAGTTTGCGGACTGAGCGAGCAAGCCGGAACCGGCGTCAAGCGTCAGGATTTCGTCACGCAAGCGCATTGCGCCCACGTGGTCGATAGCGGCGACGGCTGCGGCGTGCTCAAGGTGCGCGGCCTCGAGCCGCGGGTCCGCGGCCTTGCCGGCGACTGCGGCAGGCACGTCTACGGTTTCGCCGCGCTTGACGGAGCCGGGCACGCCGTCGATTTCCACGGCGTCATAGGGACCGACGTAACGAATGAGCATGGGGGATGATCCTTCCTAGAGAACGCGGGCAGTGAACGCGACGCGCAGAATGACGCGGGACCATGAACCGTGATCGTGTACGCCGTACTCGGTTTTCGAGCTTTCGACCCACGCCACGTCAACAAGCGCCGGCGATGCGGCGTGTTCCTCATCGGCTATGTACTCGTCCACCACCTGCGCGAGCTCGTCGGCGCGAGCGTCGGCTACCTGTTGCGGCGCATCGGTGCCGCTCTCCACGGTTGCGCCCTCGAGCAGCACCTGAGCCACCACGTCGAACCGAACGGTTAGCACGCGACGCCGGCGACCAGCGCGCAGCGAATGGATTTCGTAGGACGTGTCAGCGCCGTGGAACCAAACCAGTTCGCGCCCGGCGTTGTCATCGCCGGGGTACGAATAGAGCACGGGCACCGGGTCGCTCGAGCCGGTCTGTAGCGGCATCAGCGGACGGAGCGCCGCGGCTAGGTTCGCTTTGACGATGGCAACCGGGTTGCCTGCCATCAGCCGATACCGGGCGTGCGATAGTCGTACGCGGCAAGCACTGCGTCCACCTCGTCAATGCCGGTCGGGTGACCTTTCCCGGCGAACGCGAACACGCGTGTTCCCATGTCGTCAGTGACCGAGCGGGCACGGTCGCTCAGAGCCGAGCGCCGGCGCAAGAGCCGGTCTTTCGCGGCCAATAGCGCAGCATCGCGCAGATCGGCCGGGGGGGCGTCGAAACCGTGTTCGACGCCGAGCGAACACGCGTCGTAGAACGGAGTTTCAGCGTCAACGATGCCGGCGTCTGCATCAACCTCGAAATCCGCGACCGGCTCGGTTGCGTCGTCAATGGTGCAAGACCTAACGGCCCGGAGCGGCCGAAACGTGACCTGCCGGTAACTGTTGTTCCCAATGAACGAATGCAGATCGTACGCCGGGCACCAGCTAACACCCGTGTGAAGCTCGAACAGGTCCGTTATCTGATCGCGAGTGGCGCGCAATTCAGCCGTTGTGTAGCCGCTGAGCCCGCCCATCGCGACCAGTTCGGCCGTAGTGAACAGGTAGCCGCCCACCACGCGGTGATAGGTCGTAGCGCGAACGCTTGCGCCGTCGAGCCACACGGCCCGGATTACGTCAAGGGTCAGCGCCTCGGCCGTGGTCAGAGCGACGGCATACGTGCCCGTGCCGGCCGGGTTAGTCGTGGCGCGAGCCGTGGCGATGCTCGAGCCGTCAGCACGGGTCAGCGTGCAAGTCACCACGCCGGCCGCGTCGGCTGCGTCGCCGTACTGGTCAGCGAACGTGACCGATAGAACCGGATTGACGGAGCCCGCTAGCACACGCTCCATGCCTGCGCGGGCGTAGGTCATTCGACCGGCCGAATTTCGCTCAGGGTCACGGCAGTGGTTGCCGTGTCTGCATCGAGCACGGCCACTAGCGCCACGTCACCACGTGCCACGGCCGCGGCGCGCTGCTGCGCGTTGTAGGTCAGCCGGTTTTCGAGCATCGCGACAATCTCAAGGGTGGTCATCGGAGCGCCTTTCGGTCACGCGAAGAACAGGTCAATAACAAGATCGCTGGCAGTCACGCCCGTTGCGTCAGCGTCGGCAGAGCCGGTCACGGTCGTAAGCCCGATGCCGGTAGCAAACCCGATGCCGCCCTCGAGCGTTTGCGTGTTCACGCTGTTTGGCGGGACGGCGATGGTCTGCACCACGCCTGCGCCGGCGGTCGGCGCGGTCGCGATGTTGTGGAGCTTGACGTATCGCCACGCCGCCGTAGGGTTAGCGATGTTCCACCCGATCACGCGCCCGGCTGCGGCCTTCACAATGGTTGCGTTCGTGCCTGTCGCGGCGACCAAATGCGTTCGCGAAGCTGCGCCGGTTGCGTTGGCGCGGTACTGCACGCCCACGTCACCGATTGCCGACGCGCCGGCCGGGATAGCGGTCAGCACGCTGACGCGAGCCGTGCCGCCACTGAGTAGAGCCGAACCGAAAGCGCCGCCGTCACTCATTTGACTTGCCCTCTTTCTTCGCCCTCGGGCGCGTGGTGGTTTGCGTCGGCTCGGTCGCCGGCTCAGTTGCGGGCGCGGGCCGTTTGCCCGTGACGCGCTCGAGCTCGGCCGTGACCTCTGCTGCGCGCTCTGTGTTGCCGGCGGCGATGTGCATAGCGCGCTCAGCCTCGAGCGCCTGCACGTATTGCGTGTCCAACATGGGAGCCCTTCCGGGTAGGGGAGTAGCGCCGACGCGGGGAACCCAACCGCGCCGGCGCTACTCGAACCAATGACGTTCGGTCAGAACGTCGGCGTTGCCAGACCAGTACCGGCGATGCGCCCGTGAGCACCGGGATAGCGACCGCCCGTGAACGCGCTGTAGCCGTAGACGACGACGTTGACGCCAAGGCTGGTCATGGCCGGGCCGTCGTCGGCGCGGATGTAAAGCGGCGCGTTCGAATCCTCCCAGAGGTGCAGTTCCGACGCCGTGACGCCAAAGATGATGTCCTGGTTCGTGCTTGCCGTGGTGGTCACGTTGGCATCCACGATGACCGGGATACCGGCCAGCACGCCCGACACGCCGCGGCCGTACTCGGTCGCTGCGATGGTGCCGCCCATCTGTGCGGCCGAACCGGCAAACTGGACAAACGGGAAGTTCGTACCGACGTTCGACGCGAACCACCAGAACCGGCGAGGGTGCATGACCCAGTGGGTCACGCCGGCGAACACGCCTGACTGAACCTGCTGAACAAGGTTGAACAGGTTAGGCCACGCAAGCGCGACCGTGGGCGAGCCGCTGGTGAACGTGACCGCGACCGCGCCGGAAAGCGTGGTCAAACCCTGGTGCTGACCGGAGCCGCCCGAAC